CGAGGTCGATAGCTCGACATTGCCGCAGACGTCCGCCTTCGTGAGCGTCATCACGCTCGCGAGCGGCGTGTCGATGAAGACCGACAGGTGACCGGAATTATTGACCGGCCGGGCGCTCGCCGCTTGCAGGATCGCCGTGAGAACCGAGAACTTGTCGTCAACGGTGTTGAACTCGCCGCCGACCTTCCAGCCGTTCGTTTGAGCGACGTTAGAAGCCGCGACGAATGCGGGGACGTCAATCGTCTCCCACGGGGCGCCCATGCCCCAGACGAGCTTGCCGTTCTGGTAGTGACCAAGCGCGAAATTGAGCGCCGCGATGACGGGATTGTCGCTGAATTCGTATGTGCTCGGATCGCTCAGGCGATGAGCGCCGAGACCGCCCGGATATGTGGAATCCTTGCGCGGGTCACCGCAGCACCCGGCCGCATGTTGACCAGTTCAGGACCATTTTCGCCGGTGATATGCCAGCCGCCTACGCTCGACCGGGTTCCACCAGCGTGGCCGAAGAGCTTCGCGCCAAAGTTCATGATGGCGCCCCACGGACCGCCGCCGGGAACGCCGCCTTTGGGGAATAGCGAGTCGGCGATCTGGTTTACGAAGTTGTCGATTACCTTCTGGCGAAGCATCTGGCCGAAGTAGTCCATCACGCCCGGCAAGCCGTCGCGCATCCCCGCCTCAAGGCCGCCACGGAAAGCGTTGGCGAACCCTTCGCGCAGTTCGTCTTGGTTGTTGTTGATCGTGTCATTGATCGCGGCGTTCCGGTCGTTCGTGGATATGAATCCGTCCGGATTGAAGTCAGGCGACTTCGCCGCCGTGATCGTCGGGTTCTCTCTGAGGAATTGCAGGCGAGCGTAATCCTTGGCGACAAGCTGGGCTTCCGCCGCGAGCCGCGCGTCTGCGTTTTTGAGACCCGCGTTCTCAAGAGCTTCGATCAGTCTCCGAAGCTCGACCTGACGCTCAAGCGCGTCGATCTGGGCCTTGTCGCCACGCGCACGGGCGACATCGAGTTTCATCTGAAGATCTAGTTCTTCGCGGCGCGCGGTCAGTTCCGCCGCCGAAGGGCCGGACTTGCCTTTGCTATTGCCGGCGCCGCTGGTGCTGGACGGCATCCCGCGCAACCACTCTTCATGCATGAGCGGGGTAGCGCTCACCTCCTGAATTCGCTTCTGAAGATCGGCTTGCTGCTTCAGCAGACCGTTCAGCTTGGCGGTTTGCTCTGCGGCTTGGGCCGTCATGCCGGGATCGATCCCAATGGCGGCTTGTCCGGCCGCTGCGGCTCGGGCGCCGGGTTCTCCGATTGGGCCACGGACCACGCGACGACGTTCGTTGCGCTTGGCTTCTACCTCACCACGCGCCTTGTCGATCTCGCCTTGCAGGCCGACGTTCGCGGCCATGAGTTGGTTCATGGCTGCGGTCTTCGCTGCGGCTGCGACCTCATAATATTTGTCTGCGACGTCGCCGAGCTTTCCCGTCAGCGCTTCGGCCAACTTCCGCGCGGCGTCGTTTTTGTCGCCGAATTCCTTGGTTGCGACCGTCGCAGCCTTCGCCGCCCATTCGGTCGCCTCCATGGCGTTTTCGACATCGCTGAGCGTGTCTTCGAGAGAAGCGGACTCTTTCTTTGCTTCGAGCGACTTGATCGCGAGATATCCGAGAGCGGCTCCAATCGCTGTGATCGCGATGGTCCACCCACCGCCGAGGAAGCTCATTCCAGCCCTAAGAGCACCCATAGCGGCGGTCGCCCGTACGGTGCTCGCCGCGAGCGTGCCTTGAGCGACGGCCATGCTGGCGAGGCTCGCCTGATAGCGGAGGTTCTCGACGGTCGCGAGGCCGGTCATGACGCGGGCCTGAATGAGCGGAGCGATCATCTTCCCGGTGATGGCGCCTCCAACCACGGTCAGGGCCAAAACGAGCGTGTCGAGGTTTTCCGCAACGCCCGAGATTCCCAAGCTCAGACGCTCCGACGCGCTCAAGGCGCTATCGGACTGGCCGATATATTTCGCCATGGCGTTGGTCAGCAGGTTCAGCGATGCCGCGACCGTCAAGGGCGCTTTCGCAGCCTTGGCTTCGAGCATCGCCGAGCCGCGATTGAATGACTCGAATAGCTCTTGGCTCGTCAGCTTCCCGTCGAGCATATATTGACGCAGCTTGGCAACCGATCCGCCGAACTTCTCATTACCAGCCGCGACCGCCTCTAGGATCGGGCGGGCGCCTTCGTTGATCGAGTTGAATTCTTCAGCGCGGACCGTCCCGGCCGACAGAGCTTGCGACAACTGCATCAGGGCGCCGGAGGCCGATGCTGCATCACCGCCCTGAACGCGAAGAGCCGCAGTCACGCCGTTGGTGAACTTCAACAGATCAGCTTGGCTGGCGCCCAACTCCTTCGCGGACTGCGACGCCCGTCCGTAGAGTTGGGCCAACGGTTCGAGCGCGACACCGTTCTTTTGGGCGCTCTCGAAGAGCGCGTTCTGAACGGTCGCGAGGTTGCCGCCTTCGAGACCGGCGACCTTCAAGCTATTGCTGAAACGGGTCCAGCTATCGGCCGCAGCGATTGCTTGCTGGCCTGAGAAGAGCGCTGCGAGCGCTGGCGCCGCTGCCAGCAATGACCGCTTCAGGTTATCGACCTGAGCGGCTTGGTTCTTCATGGCATCGCCAAACTTGGCGTTCTGCCAGACCTTCGCGGTGTCGTTTGCGGCCTTCGTGTGAGCTTTGTTGACGTCAGCCGCAAACTTGTCGTGGAGCTTGTTCAGCTTTTTAGCTGCACGCTCCATGTCGATGATGTTGGCCTTGTAGACCGTCTCTAAGGTGTCGATGATGGTTGCCATCGACTATTTAGAAGGGCGCGCTATTCCTCCGTTTCGGGCTCGGGCCGGTAGCGGATTTCGCCCTCATCTTCCATAATTGCGCGCTCCAAATCTTCATCGCTCGGCGCGCTGACGTCGGATGATTTTCCGCCGCTATGGAACGCGCGGAAGCCCTCGCACGCGCAGCCGAATTGCCATAGCGTCATTTCTCGAACCTGTTTGGGCGTGAACCCGGCGGCGCCGCCTATTCGGTAGAATTCGGAAAATCGCCAAAGACGTCGTTCGTCTCCGTCGTCTCGAACTCTGTCGTCATCTCCGTCGCCGCCGGAGGCTCCCCCAAGGGATCATGCTCCGGAATACCGGCTACAGCCGCCAAGAGGATCGTGTAGGCGACCGGAACATAAAATTGGAGGTAGGGCGGTTTGACGTTCCGATTGATGATCGCCAGTGCTTGGTTCGGGTCCATGCCTCCGGTCTGAAGACCAAGGCGGATGATGTGGCGTATCTCGCCGACCCACCATTCCCCATTCTGAAGCCGTTCGATGAGCTTCTCAGGACCGAGGCCGGTGAGCGATTGAAGGTCTTCGAGCGCGCCTATGTCTAGCTCGCACTCGAATTCACCTTCACCGACTTGGACCGTCACCCGAGACCGCGCGAGCGGGATAGGGACAACGGCCATTATTCGTTTTCGCCGACCGTCCACTCACCATCAGCGATCAGAGTGATCTGACCCTTGGCGTTCTTCCGACGCTCGCCCGACATATTGAATTGGGTCAGGAGCATCGACGCTTCGATCATCCATCCGCCGTCAGCCGCCGGGCTGTCCTGCTTGATGATGACGTTTTTCGGCAGGCCGGACTTCATCCATTCCAGCCAAGTCAGTTGGTTCGCCTTGTGAACCGTACCTTCGCCGGTGACGGTCAGGGTGACGGACGAAACCGACGAGGATTGCAGCCCGGCTTTGCCGAGGTTGGCCAAATCGACCAGTTCCTCCGTCTCAACATTTGCATTTAAATCGATGCCTGTTGAGATATTAACCAGAGCTTGAACGCTGAAAACTTCAGGGGTCTCGCCGTCACCGATGAGAATCTTGAGGGTTTCACCTTTTACCGGCGAAATGTAGGCCATGTTGAATACTCCAAAGTAAATCTTCGGAGTATTTATCCAGAGCGGCTATTCGGCTGCTTGGACGAGATATTGCATCCGGACGACTCTATGTTGTGTGGTTCCGTCTGGGTCTCGAACCGTTCGGATATCCATCACGAAGTTCTCATGACAGGTGAAGTTATCGAGCATGAGCGTGACGTCGAGCGCTTCGGTCACGACGTCGCAGATTTGGCGGACCTCGGTCGTGCCCGGACCGGCTGCGTAGACGTGAACGTTGACGTCGCATCGGTAGAACTCACCCGAGTCCTGCTCGCCCGTGATGAAATCATCGTCGAGGTGGATATAGGGGAATTGGCCAGCTTGGGCGCTGTCATAGACGCGCTTTCCGACGAACCCACGGACGGCAGGCGAGGCTAGCAGGGTGTCGCGAACGGCGACCTGAAGAT